GGCACCCTCCTTTGGGCACCCTCCTTTGGGCACCCTCCTTTGGACACCCCGTATGGGCACCCTCCTTTGGGCTGTCTCTGACACACTGTAAGGCTGCATCGTAGTTTCCTGGTAGGCTAAAGGGGTTTTACGTTTCATGGGACTCCTAATCCGAAAGTGTTACAGAAAAAGGGAACCCTTAGTCAAACTCAGACTTTTGCTTAGTCAAACTCAGACTTTTATATATTTTGCTTTATAGTTTATTAGATACATTATTTGAGTGTTTAAATAAAAGGGTGGTATAAGGATACTATATGATAAATGGGTTTTCTGGTAGGCTAAAGGGTATTTAGAAAAGTGGAATTTTTAGAAAAAATTTTTTTGAATTTTGGGTTCAAAAAAGTAATTTATAATAAAGATAATAAGGTAGTTATAGAGAATAGATATAGGATTATAATTTTGAAAGATCTAGATGATTTTTTTGCAAGATGCTGTCAACAAGGTTCAGTGAATTTGGTAAAATTTTTACTTAAAGACTCTAAAATAGACCCTAATTATGGTGATGGTAAGGCTATGACAAGTGCAAGTATGGAAGGTCATACAGAGGTAGTTAAACTATTACTTACTGACCATAGAGTAGATCCTAGTGCTATTTATAATTGGCCTATAAGATGTGCGTGTGACTTTGGGCATACAGCCATAGTTAAATTGCTTTTAAAGGATGAAAGAATAAACCCTGGTGAAGAAAATAACTACTCTATAATAAAGGCGAGTAGATACGGACATACGGAGATAGTTAAAATGCTATTGGCTGACCATAGAGTAGACCCTAGTGCTGATGATAACATGGCTGTATTATGGGCAAGTACTAATCAGCATAAAGAGATAATAAAACTATTATTAAGTGATAAAAGGGTAACTGATACTTTATCTGCAAGAGACTTGAATAAGTATAAAAATCAGGTTGGTTTAACAGAGTCTTATTCGAGTAGAATTTTAGATTTAGCAGGTGTAATTTATGAATAAACTTAATGATTTTTTTATAAAATGTTTTAGACACGGGTCTGTGAACTTGATAAAGTTTTTACTTAAAGACCCTAAAATAGACCCTAGTTCTAATAATAATTTCTATATAAAAATTGCAAGTGAGAATGGTAATACAGAGATAGTTAAACTATTATTAGCAGATAAAAGAGTAGATCCTAGTGCTGACGGCAATCGTGCTCTAATGTATGCGGTCATTGAGAAAAATACAGAGATAGTTAAATTGCTTTTGAATGATAAAAGGGTAGACCCAAGTGATAGGGGTAATGAAGCCATAAGGACGGCAAGTATGTATGGACATACAGAGATAGTTAAAATGTTATTAGCAGACCATAGGGTAGACCCTGGAGCTAGTGATAATTCCGCTATAATAAAGGCAAGTCGCAATGAACGTGAAGACGTGGTTAAACTATTATTAGCTGATGATAGAGTAGACCCTAGCGCCCAAAATAACTATTCTATAATATCTGCAAGTTATTTGGGGCGTACAGAGATAGTTAAATTGCTTTTAACTGATAAAAGGGTAGACCCTAGTGTTAAGAATAACGAGGCTATAAGACATGCAAGCGATAGGGGATATACAGGGGTAGTTAAATTACTTTTGAAGAATAAAAGGGTAACTGATACTTTAATTGCGAAAGAATTGAATAAGTATAAAAATCAGGTTGGTTTAACAGAGAGTAGAATATTAGATTTGGCAGGTGTAATTCATGATTAATATTAATGATTTTTTTATAAAATGCTGTGACGAAAATTCTGCAAACTTAGTGAAATTTTTACTTAAAGATTCTAAAGTAGACCCCACATACAAGGATACCTCGGCTCTAGTGTCGTCAAGTTATGCGGGGTATACAGAGATAGTTAAATTGCTATTGGCTGATGGCCGAGTGAACCCAAGGCATCTTGATAATTTTGCCATAAAACATTCGAGTTCTAGGGGTCATACAGAAATAGTTAAAATGTTATTAAATGATAAAAGGGCAAACCCTAGTGCTAATAACAATCAGGCTATAATAGCTGCAAGTTCTAAGGGTCATACAGAGATAGTTAAAATGCTATTGGCTGACCATAGAGTAGACCCTAGTGCTTATGAGAATCAGGCTATAAGAAATGCAAGACATGAAGGACATAAAGATATAATTAAATTATTACTAAATGATCCAAGAGTAACTGATTCCTTATCTCCTGAAAACTTGAATAAGTATAGAAGTCGAGCAGGATTAACCGAGAATAGACTATTAGATTTAGCAGGCATCTTAACCTAATTAAGATACCTACTTATATTTTTTAGGCTGCTGAAGATTCTGGGGATAGATATTTATATAAATCTTTTTTAAATAATTCCACATTATCGAGTTGAATAATTCTTTGAATTAAAGCACCCTCTCCCATAGTGTCTCTAGTCTCTTCAAAACTAGTTTCTCCAGCAATATATCCTCTCATTGTTTTATCATCTTCCGTTAGAACTGTTGGCTTCTGTTGTTCTAAGTAATCATAAAGTGATGAGTTTTTAATATACGCAGGGTTCCAATCTCCTTGAGGATTTTCGATTGAGTAACCTTTTATTGCTATACCTTTTCCGCCCCAGTTACTTGAGCCACTATTTACTAAAAGGTCAACGATGTATTGCTCATATTTTGGGCTTGGAACCGAATTTCTACTACCCTTACATTGAATAACTTTACCCTCATTTGTGAGAGATACAGTGACATAAGGTCTATCTTCACCCAGTACGTTTCTCTGTCGGAGAGAGTATATAGTATCTGCGGAGGAGTCCCTACCGCAGTGACCCATTCTTTCACTCTCGAAACGACAATTGGTAGTGTGTAAATCAACCCAAACATAACTTTTTTGTAATGTTAAACCACCGATGGAATCATTATTATATTCTTTTAAAATCTCTTCTCTTCCACGAGCTTCTTTTTCTATTGCTGTACTTTCAATTCGTGTTCTTTCTGGAATACTATTGTTCCACTCTTTTGCTATGGAAATTGCGACATCTAACCCCAATGCTCTTAAATCTCTATACGCTGAAAATTGAAATTTGTCGGAAGCGGGTAATTTTAGCATATTAAAATATGCGTATTTCGCTGTGCTCTCCCCTTCTCCTGCATCTTCAAACCAATCCCCTACATGTTTAATAGCATTTAAAAGGTCATCACCAGAATAAGTAAACTGTGCTTTAAAGAGATCTGAAAAATTAGTATCTTTAAAAAGGTTTGAGAAACTCGTAGATGTTAAATTAGAAAAATAATCAACATATGATTCATGATCTGTATTTGGTAGTGGGCTATGTTTAGATCTTAGATAATCATAAATGAAGGACCCTAGTTTCTCTAATATCCACTCTTTTGGTTTTACGGTAAGAGATTTGCCATTAACTTCTCCTGTAATCTGCTCGGGAAATCTAATATTTATTTGTTCAAGTAACATTCCTAGCTTATTTTTATCTATATCGTCTTTAATGGATTCGGTAAGAATACCCGCTAATTCTAAAAGTCTATTTCTTAATATCATATTTAATGTCCTTCCCTAATAAAAGAGTCTATATTATCTTTAATTGTATTGATTTTTTTTTATAATGATATAAGAAAATTACGATAGTACCCATAGATAAATGGGGGAGAGACGGAGGGGTTTCCCCCTCCACTGAGAAGGGTATTAACCTTTGAGTTTAGCTTTGGCTGCTGCTAGAATAGCTTTTTTTTCATCTACAATAGCTTTAGCGGCTGTTAATTTAGCGGAAGCGATTTCCAGGGCTTTTTGGGCTTTAGCAACTTCTTTGAGTGCCAAGGATTTCCCTGCATCAACGACTTTCTTAATTACTTTTTTTGCTGTTTGTTTTACTTTGGAATCAGACATAATATGTCTCCTATTGTTTTGTTTTTTCCCTGTTTGGGAAGTGTGGCAGTATTATACTATGATAATTAAGTTGTGTCAAGAGGTAAAATAAAATTTATTTTATTGTTATTTAGCACTTGACATTTATAACATATCATGTTATAATATAAGGTATAGGAGCCAATTATGAGCACACAAAATATGATAATTGATTTTAAGAGTATCTGTGAGTTAGTTAAACCTGTAAGGTTAGACTACAGCGAATTAGACATAATAGGGTCTAAGGTAAGGTCAGGTTCTTTGTGTAAATTAAGTGGTGATGAACAGGACTTTTTGGAGGAGTTTAGAGGGGAGTCTGAGGGACTTCACAGAGCTTGCGACATAGTTAGAACAAAGGATTTACGTAGTTATAAGCCATTTTTAAGTGCGGAAGATAAATGCGATGTATTGGTTAATTTCTTATATTTTGTAGCCCCTGAGACTATGGGAGAGAAAGAGTTTAATATGTTGGGTTATGGGGGTCTGCACTATTATTTTTATAATGCTGACCAAGATTGTTTTGATGCTTTTGATTCCCCTGAATGGATATTCGAGCTACAGGATGAAGATGATTTGTATTAATTAGTAGATTCTTTAAAAGGAATTAAATAAAAAATATTATATAGATTAAAGATAATAATTAAAGCTATTTACAAAGAGGACTTATATTATGCTATTAGAACAATTTTTAGAACTTATGTTATTCGAGGCTACTACTGATCTTAAGAATCCCTTAACGCAAGCGAGGGCACAGGAAATTGCAATAGGTTTATTAAAAGCACGTATATCAGGTCAAGAATCTGATATTATGCTGCTAACCACCACTATGAATAAATACCATATTGATTTAACTGATACTTATTGGGAATCCGTCCAAAAGATTGTTAGAGCGTCTTCTAATGTAGATGTTCTAGTACTCAGCATGACCAAACTTAAAAACGCTAACAACCCAGTTGCAATGGAAAAATATTTGAACACGGAGATTATTCCGAAGTTTTCACATCTTGTAGGAACGCCTTTGATTGGGGCAACCACGGAGGATAGATTTGAGAATGCGTATGAGAAAATATTCAGCGCAGAGCAAGAAAGAAAAGGAAAATTCAATGCCGTCGTTATGGAAGTAGGTAAAGAAATAAGTAGAGTTTCAGATTCTCTTGAAAAAGAGGGCGTTGCTCCTACCAGCACTGTACTTTCTATAGAACAACTTACAAAATCAAAATCTATTGGAATGGCGTAAAATGATATTAACAGAAAGAATCTTAAACCTAGCGGGTATATTACTAGAAGATTTAAACCAAATGTGGGAGAAAGGCTATAATACTATACCAAAAGAAAAGTTTATGGATATAGTTAAATTAGACCCTCAAACGAGCGATAAGAAGCCTGGTAAGTTCTTTAAAGAGCTTTTGAGGTTTGTAGATGATTCAAGACTAGAGTCTAAGAAAGAGGACTTTAAAGAGATAATGAATTATTGCTATGAGAATGCTAGTGTTAGTAAACATATAGCTTGGTTATTTAATCTAAGTCTGAGTAATAACCTAAAAACTGAGGATTTATATAAGGCTAAAGAGTATTTAGAGGTATTTGAGGCAAATAACATTGGTAAATCTTTACAGAGTTTTACTTCTTTGCCTATGCTTTATACTAGCATTAGAAAGTACGTAGATGAGGACTATGCAGATGATATAGAGGACGTAGAAGAGGAAGAAAGAGAATCGGGGGAAGAGAAACCAATAGCGGAGAAGGTATATAAAGATGGTAGATGGTTAGTTATTGTCCCTAAGAATTATGAGGCTTCTTGTAAATATGGAGCAGGGACAAGATGGTGTACTGCTAGTAAACAAACTAGCGAGTATTTTACAAATTATTCAGCCGATGGTCCTTTGTATGTTGTAATTGACCGAGAAGAAAGAGATAAAGAAAATAGACAAATAAAGTATCAATTTCACTTTGAATCAGAGCAGTTTATGGATGTTATGGACCGACAGATTGATGTTGATGTCTTCTTTTCGGACATTATGACTGATGGTTTGAAGAAATTTTTTCTAAAAGCGGTTCATAAGGGTGAGATTATCAAAGAATATAAGGTTGATAAAGAAGATGTTACTGATTTATTCCCAGGAGATGAACGAAGTTTTGCTAAGGAAGTGCTTAATGGCGATTGGCATTATGATATAGACGAATATTTACCGGTAAAAGATATAATAGAGTATTATTCTTTTAATACGGAAAATGGCACATATATCGAGTTTTTGCTAGACCAATATAACTTATTAGAGGAGCTTAACTCGGATGAATATGATGACTTATATGACTTCCTTCTTAGGTTTGAACACCCGATTGTAGAAGCCATCAATTTGTCCGTTCAACAGGCTTATACTTCAGGGTGTGAGAGCGCAACGGCAGATAAAGCCTATTCTAGTATTATTGCAGCAGTAGAATATACGTTTAATGTTAAAAATTTTGATGGAGAGTATTTTACCTTAGTATTTAACGCGGAGAAGCATCCAGCCTCCTTTTTCTATCCAGATAACCCTATGAAGTATTTTCATGATATTTCTTATTACGCCGATGATAGTGCTATATTATTTTCTCAGCCGTATCATGGGTATGACGAGACTCCAACTGACAAGGATTTTAATGAGACCTTCTATGATATTATCCATAGTATAAACATGCCAAGAAAGCAAGAAGACCATGAAGATCAATTGAGATTGCCTGGCATGGAAAGAATATTGGAACTTTCAAAATAGCATGAAAGAAATAACATCAGAAGAACTTAGAACAAGACTTAGGTCTAAACTGCCTTTATTTTTCAATACTTTAGTAGAGGAATATGGGGATAAGTCCATTGCGGAAAGAGCCTTGGCTAATATAAGGAAATCCATTCCCAAGGGTGTGAAAGGCATAACAGGAGAGGAGAGGTTCTGCTATACCGAGGTATTTCAAGATTTACTTAAAGAAAAAGTAGAGGGGTATCTGCTGAGAAGGCTTATAAAAGAAGTTATAGGGGAGACTAGATTTCATTATCAAAGTGAGAGCATACTTTCAATACTGAGTGATTTGAAATACCCAAGTTCCTTTGTAGAAGGTCCAATTGAGCTACCAATTGAAAAAAATGAGCATGACCCTTATCTTATTGTTACACATCTAAGCACCAATACCATAGGTTTGCAGATAAGATTTGAAAAAGATGGTAAGATATATAACGAAGAGTTCAATGTCGAACCAGGGATTATTGGAGAGTTTTACTATAAATTGAACTCCAATAGGGCATTTACATACAAAAGAAAAGTGTATTCGGAGCTTAAAAAGATCGCAAATACAATGTATTCTCCTGATTCTAAAACACCTATTAGAGAAGATATTGTCATTGAAAAGGTAAAAAAACTACTAAATATCTAAAAAAATTCACGTCACCTATTGACTTTTATACTGTTTCATGCTATAATTCTTCATACTTATTAAAAAGGATTGCTTATGAAAACAATATATTTCCTATTTTTATCTCTGTTTTGCTTCGGTTTTGATGTTCGCATGAATGTCTTTTTTGCTCATAAGTCTTCCGAGAGACCTATTACAGACCTCGTAAAGTATGAGAGGATTGAGAACCTTGTTATAAATAATGATTATATACATAGAGAAATGACCAGGCAATTAAATAAAGAAGGTAAGAAAATAGATTTAAACATATCTCTTTATTGTGTAGTAGATGGTGAGTATAAAAGGGTAAAATATTCTTTGGAAACTGTGACAAATATTCAAAAAAAAGTAGTAGAGGGAAAATATAAGTGGTCAAAAGACATTATTGTTTATAAAACAAATATTAAAAAGGTTGTATTTTTCGATACAAACGCTATAAAAAACAGCGATAATTTAATTATAAACACACCGCAAGATGCAACAGCTCATAATAGAGGAAATAACCCTAGTGGACTTAGCATAGATATTTTGTTTGTTACGTCTATTACTGACTCCAGAAGCTACTGTCTTAGTCAAAAAACATGCGTAATAGACATAAATACTTCAACAAAAGCCATAGTAGCACATGAAATACTTCATTGTTATGGAGCAAAAGACATTTATAAGGATGCAGAAGCTAGTTCAAAATATCCTAACTCTGTAATGAACCACAGTAGAATAATAAATGGGTCTATTTATATAGACCCACAAAATATGGAAAGAATTAAAGCAAAGCTATTGAAATAGCCTTTCTTTAATTTACCGATTGGCAAGAGTAGTGGCAACTCGCTCCGCATTTCCTCTCGATTGAGTAGCATTAAACAAATCCTCATTACTCGGGGTGCTAGATGTTCTGGCTGAACGGAATGCTTGTCGAGCAGCTTTCCTTTCTTCTCTATTCTCGCTCGCGTTTTGTACGCCCTGTCTTAGCTTATCGCCTAAAGAAGTTTTAGGTAATTCCTCTCCCTGAACATCCGGGTCTTGAAAGTTATCATTAGAATAGTGGCTTTGTAGGATATCTTTTATTATTGGAGTTTTTATTTTCTGATCCAATGCAGCCTCATGAACCATATCTCTTACAGCATCTGCCTTTGCCTGGTCTCCGCCGAATATGTGTTCTACTACATGTTTTCGATCTGCATCATCAGACGACGCCAGAAGAATTAAAAGCCTTCTCGCTTCTTCTCTGACTTCAACGGTTGGCAATCTCTCGTTCCAAGTTCCAGCATCCTCGTCCATTGCTATTCGATTTATTAAGTTTCTCCAATGCTCGCTCTTAGCCCCAGGCACAATTTTCTTCGCCCACCGCATCCATTGTCTCACATCTTCGTTTGTGATGTCTCCCCACGCACTTTTTTCACCAGATTCTTTCTCGGGGTCAGGGTCAGGTTCTCCATCGGGAACCGGGTCATCTTCAATTACAGTAACCTCTACAACTTTTGTTACTGTTTTTTCTATATCAGTATTTTCTATCTCTTTTACGTCCTGCAAAATTTCTTTGGTAACTTCTGGCATATCCGAAGAGGCGCCCGCACCACCATGACTTCCACCCTTTGAAAAACTGGCCCACGGGTCGGCTAGTAAACCATCTAGAGCTTTTTTAACTACACGTCCACCAACTAATACTCCTATGTTCATTAACCATACATAAGGATTAAAGAAGTTCTCTTCCTTAGTCATTCGATGAGCCATAGATAATACTCTAACTAATCCCCCTATTTTTGCAGCAGTAAGGAGCCCCGCAAAAGGACCAGCCGCAGTTGCTCCTGCCGTAACACCAGCACTAACCGCAGCACCAACCGCAACGCCCCCTGTAACTGCCGCACCAACTGTTGACATAAAAGAAAGAGCTGCTCCCATTAGCACAATTGTGGACGCCATAGTCAGCAAAGTCATAGTAACTTTACCCGCCGTCGATTGTGAGTTCTTAACAATCATGCTCTGAATATTAGCTTTCATTTTTTGCACAGTGGCATTTCTATCTGTTGCCTTATCTATTTTTTGAATTAAACTTTGTGTTACTTTGGCAATAGTAGCATGGTGCCTTGCAAACGCATCTCTTATTTTACCAGATGCAGACCAAGGTCTATTTGCTAAAGCTTTTAAAGGAGCATTATTTCTATAACGAGAGGCGGAACCAACAATCGCATCAATAAACTTATTCTCATTTAAAATGAAACTTAATTCTTCTTCTACTAAAATATTAGAGTTTGCTTTTGCCTCCTCAAAGAGAAAATTAGCATATTCTTTTATATCACTTTCTGTTAAAAAACTGCTTACATGTTTTTTAATAATGAGGTCTATATTGATAGCACCACTTTTATAAAAGTATATTTTTTTAAAGAGTTCATCTGCTGCTGCATTTACTTCAGAATTAACCGGCGTTTCGTTTAATTTTTTTTCAAAATTCTCTACTATGAATCCTTGTTCCACGCCTGCTAGGCTAAGTATCCGATTGTTTAATAACATATTTAGTTCCTTTATTTATATCCAAAACCTTTTTCAAGTTCACTTGGCTCACCCATTACCTGTGAGGGTTGTTTTCCCGTTGCCTCAGATTGATTTGGATTACTATCCAACCCAGCCATTAAATGTTGAAGCTTCTTACCTCTTCCACTCATATAGTTTTTCCAAAAGCTCCCATGTCTCTGCTCAAACTTCTCTTTCTCCTGCTCAAGTTGAGAAATTCTCATTTTTACAGCATCAATTTTCTCAACATCATGGATGGGGGTATTTTCTAATTGTTGCAACTCTTCTGTATATCCGCCTAGCGTTTCTTCATAATTAGCATAGAAGTTCTTTCTTGTTTGGTCCTCTGTCTCCTTCGAACCGCCAAGAGATTTCTCCACCTTTAGTCTTTTTCGATAGTTTACTAAATTCTTATCTATATAGATCCCAAGAAGCCTGATATTTTCTTGCGCCTCTTTTATATCTTTTTCACTTAAGTCGGATTTATTTGATTCTAGATAATCTTCCCACTCTTTTTTATGGACCTTTGCGCTTTCTAATTTTTTTTTATTTTCCTGCTCAGATTTCTGTAGCTTGGCACTCTCTCTGTCTGCCAATTGTTTTTTTAGTCGCTCTTCTTGGGCAGATTTTCTTGCTTGTGCTTCTTTCTCTTGCTGTAATTTCTGCTCGGGAGTAAGCTTAGGTCCAAACGGGCTCCACTCATTTAATAGTTCTTTTTGTTTATTTTTTGGAATTCTGTAATGCTCGAAGAGAGAGTTTATACCTTTTTCAGTATAAGAGTTCTTAGATATAAGCTCTTTTACCACTAGGAATGATGTAATATCTGATAAAGTACTCATGAATAGTCCTGGATATGAAAATATAGTATTATCTTTATTTTTAGTCTTTTTTTTACTTTATTTCATCATCCGACCAGCATCCCTGATATGCTTGTTTTCTAACTTTTTTATCGTCATACTCATACTCAATTTTTCCATAGGTAGAGACTGAGCCATTCCAAAAGGATCTATTTGATTCAATTTTTGGCTCTGAGGCAACGACTCTTTTTACTGCATCTATCATTTTTTCATACGGTATTTCTTCTTCGACCATCTATTCTCCAACAACAGGAACATCTAGACTAAGTTATTCTAGGTGTTCCTATTTATAGTTAAACTTTCATTTTAATAAAAGTTTTACAAGAATCATCTTTATCACAGATACAACAAATACTATCGTCTTCTTTTAAGTAGAAGTTTATAGTATCTGACTCTTTAAGTTCTCGTAAAATTTCCACTAACAGCTTATAATTAAAGCTCATTTCAACATTAGAAACTACATTAACGTTGTCTATTATACTTACATTATCAATAGCGGAGCATGTGTCAGTTTCAATAGCAACCTCTAATACCCCGTCTTCATTGATTTTCATTGTTAGTTTGTTGAAGCTATCATTAAGTAAGGATACATAACTGTTGATTATATCGAGTAACTCTTTTGTATTTACAACAATCTTTCTGCCATAGTTCTCGATTAAACTTTCTAGCTTTTCACCGGGGTATTTCTCTGAATATAGGTTTCCCTTAATATAGAAAGATTCCCCTATCTTAAAGTAAACGCACCCTTCTTGTCCATCAAACTTAGTTACTAACTCTTGAGACCCTTTATTACAGGATAAAACAATACTTATTACCTTTTTTGGAATAGCATACCCAAGAAGAGGAGTATTGCCTATTGGAATAGCCGTAAATCTAGGACCATCTGTAGATATACTATGACCTGTTCCAAAATACACACAACTCAAAATTGGATTAAATACGTCCTTAGAAGTATTGAATATTGATTTAGCCATAGCATATTGCACCACATATTTGTTTATTTCTTGGTTATAATCCCGATCCATTAAGTTTTCAATGTTTAAGATATTGTCAATTTTGTAGTTTAAATTGAACTTTTGTTTCTCAGAAAATACCTTTAAGGTAACATCATTTTTATCTATTGAAACTTCACTATTTCTAATAGCCTTGACCGAGGTGTATAGAGCTATTCCATTTACTATTATGTCAAACGGAGCATCTGCATTGTCTATCTCTTGAACGCACATAATAGAATAGGCTTCATTAATAGTAATAAACTTTAGAATATTACCATTTGCTATTATTCTGATACCAGTCTCGGCAATAATAGAGTTTTTATCATTCACCTGTATGGACTCGTAACATTTTTCTATCTTTGAAAGTAAACTTTCTTTATTCACTATGATCATTTTTTTTCTCCTCTACATTTTTTGTATTTTTTCGTATGCTTCTTTATCGTCTAGCACCTCAACCCACTGCATTGTTTTTTCTAAGTATAATAAAATCTCATCGGGAGTATTTAATCCCGAAATATCTATTTTATCTATTTTTTCAGAAACGGGTTCGTCCTCAATTTGATAAGCCTTTATAAGTTTTTTAGACCACCCTTGTTCTTGGTTAGAGAATCTAAAAAGAGCAGCGCTGCCCATATCTTCTATGTATATGAAAATTGTCTCTTTCATAGAAATGTTGGATGATTGTGTTTATTTTTGAGTTTTACCACATCAGACTTGATGTTTTTGATTTTTTTCTTTATTTTTAGATTTTTATATATTGAAAAAGACGGGTGAGACACTATATTCATGTTGCTTTCTAGTTCCCCATCTTTGTACATATAGTTGAAGTAAACATTATCCTCTGTTAAATCAAAAGAAGACATCTTACAGATAGATTCTCTTCGACTATATTTTCTAAAAATATCTTTGAAATGGTTCTCCAATACCTTATAGAAAAAACTGTATGCAGAGTTCTGCGACTTATTGTACTTATCTCTTCTTTTATATGCAGTAAATACGGCGTCTTGAACAACGTCTTGTCTTCGGTCAGGGTCTAAAATACCTTTTTTATATGCTACAATAGAGGCTAACTTGTATAAGTTCATACAAATTTTATCTATATTTTCATCTGTATTGTTAAATAAAGAATTAAACTCAGTTTTATCTATCTTTAATTTTTCTAATTTATTAAAATTCATAATGTAGTACCTTTTAAAATATATAAGAGCCTACATTATAACATGCTTTTTAGTAAAAATCAAGCACTTTTTATTATTTTTTCAATTTTATTTCTTAATAATTGCTCGAAATTAAGTAAAGAACTCTCGTTTTCTATAAAAGAATCAAACTTCTTTAGCCTACTTACGAAGGGATCTATCAAATATTCTTTATTAGTTGCCCTCTTTACCGCTATAACCTTGCACGGGGTCTTAAAATGATTACAAATTTTAGATACAACCTCTATCTCTTGGTCGCTAACAATACCGTCAAAAACCATATTTTTTGTAAAATCTAAGGTTTTTAATGCTATATGGAGCCAAAAATAGGGAGCAATTTGCATTAAATCTGGGCAGGAATTAGTGAACTCCTTGCTTATTAGATTTAATCTTACGGAATCTCGTAGGTTTTCTATATTTACTCTCCAAAAATCATCGTTCTGATTAGGTACGTCATACCCCATAACGTCTTTTAAAAATATGTCTATACTTTTATTTATATCAATATAAGTAAAAGCATACTCATTTTTAATTAAATTACATGCAAATGTTTTTCCAACTTTTCTTTTTCCTGTGATTATTATAACCATTTGTTTTTCCTACTTGCATTTTTTATCATATCATGCTATAATACCTATTATTACACAAAAGGAAACAAAATGCAATTTTTAATAAATCTTTATTTTTCTATAAAACTAACTATTGAAAATACATATAATGTACTATACCATATATACGTCACATTACCAAGGCTTCGAAGGGATTATAGGAAAAAAAGAATCACTGCTTTAGAATATGCTAAGGCAATTATAACAACAGACCCCTCTTACATCATAGTAAAAACCCACCCAACCTTACTTAGCCCTATACAAAAAGAGCTCGTTAGATTTATAGATGTTGCCATCTTAAATTATGAGATAATGAATAAAGATGAGAAAGATAGGTTCTATAAATTAATAGTGGATTATACTAAAAATAGAGTTCAATACATGGAAAATGAAGATGAAAAGTACAAGAGTTTCATATTTATAACAGATAAATTGATTACTTTGTGCAAAAACTCGGTAGACATCATAGCAACAGATGAGTTCCTAAGAGTGATAGTAGGGACATTAATAGGAAAAGAGGTAAAACAAAATGTTAAATAACGAAACCTTAGAAGACCTTTATTTCAACCAAGGCATGACATACGAGCAAATTGGAGAACTATTTGGAGTAACAAAACAAACTATCCATATGAAGTGTAAATCGCTCGGATTCCTAGATAGGAAAAGAGAGGATTTCAAACACAGAGATACAGTAAGACTTATCAAAAGAATGGAGGGTTTAAAAGAACAAATAGTGGAAGACTATCAAAAAAAGTACTTCGGAATGAAGGAAATAGAAGAAAAATACGATGTAAGCTCCTCCTTTATAAAAAGATACTTCAAAATAATAGGAATACCTATCAGGGGTTGGAAAGATGCGGGAGAAAAAAGAAGGGTCTCTAAGGAAAAAAGGAAAGTATTTATTGAAAAAAAGGATCTTTATGAGAAATACTGTGTAAAAAATACAACAATATCGCAGATAGCCAGGGAGCATAATATGCCAACATCAACTGTTTACAGATTTTTGAAGCAGTACGATATCCCAATTAAAAGTAAAAAATTACTTTAAAATCAACATTAAAGTAAGAACTTACTTTTAATCTTCTTTAACTTCTTTTACAGGCATATCTATTATCATTAGCATATGACTGCCTGTAAACTTAATGCTCTTAAGTCGTAGAGGATTCGCCCATTGCTTATCTTCTGATGGATAGAATACATACTTATAAGAATCAAAGGATTTATAATCTTTTTTCTTAGTTCTTTTACCAATAAGTTCTGATAAATCTACGTCTTTTAATCTTTTAGAACATTCACCTTCTTCAAAAAGACTTTTGAAAATACTGGGTTGGAGAATAGATAGCCATAGTTCTTTGTTCTCATTAAAGTCTGTATCTGAGTCTGTTTGAACCTTATATTTAATAGCTATATCATTTATAACTTTTGTCTTGTAGGTAATTTCTAAATACTCAGCAGGTCCAGTTAAAAGAGATGGGCTCTCTTTTGCTTTTTGAGCCTCTATAGCAGCGAAATCATAGCCCTTGGCTATTGTTTCAGAAATAGCCCTGGATAAACACTCAAAACCCTGTAGCTCTTCCTCTTTTACCTTGTAGACCTTATTAATAGACGCTAAATCTGCTGGGTCTATTTTCGTATGCAATCTAATATTTTCGATAACTTCGGTAAGCAACATAGTTTTTAATAAGTAGCGACAGACAGATAAGGTGCAGCGTATGCTGAGTTTTGTTTCACAAGCTCTGGCAGGTCATACTTAAAAGTTACGTTAATTTTAAGATTGGTAGAGTTTTCATATGATAATGTTTGAAAATCTACACTTGTTGGGAATATATTATATAGCTTCCAAGTTTCAACAGCCGCTCCATGTGGGTCTAGTATGTAAAGGAGAGCATCTGTGGTGTACTCTGTCTTATACCCCATACTGCCTGTCTCAGGGTTATAGATAGTACTGTACCAACCATAAAGTAACTTTGTGGAGCTTCCGTTAGTTTCATTAAAGGCCTTAACATCAGCGGTAGTTGCTCCACCAGTTAATTTCAGAGCCGTTGCTACTTCTGCGCCTGTTGACTCAGGAGAGTTGTTAATGTAATCCATAAACTCACATGCCATTTCGGTGCTATACTCGGCTTTACTTGCAGTAAAAGAGGGCTCATTAAATCTTGTTATGGTTTCTTCTGCTACTTTGAATGATGGTCTAGCGGCTTTTTGAAGAGATAACATTAAAGAGGATTTATCTTTCTCTGTAACGTCTTTTTTAGTGTTACCTGAAATCATATTAGGGATCGTTTCGAAATAAAGTATAAACCTGTTATTCTTCTTAGGTTCATACTTGTTCGTTATAAAGTTTTTAAAATTCTTAAAATCACTTGCCATTATTTATCTCCTAGACTTAAACACCAATACCCGAGTTATACGCGGTACCAGCGGCACTTGCATTTTTGGTCGTATCTGATGTTTCTACAAGTTTTACTTTATCGAACTTAAAAGTAACATCTATTTTTAAATTTTTAGCATCTCCGAATGAAACGTCTCCAAGAGCTACATCTTTAGGGTATATGTTAAAGTACTTCCAAGATTCAACCGGTTTCCCTTGTGGGTCTAAAATGTATAGGGTAGCATCAGTAACATAAGTGGTTTTAAACCCCATTGATCCTGTTGCAACATTAAAAATCGAATTGTACCAGTTGTAAATAATAGTACCTGCACTTAAAACTGCGGGGGTAGTTGTTGTAACGGTCTTACCGTCAGTAGTTGTAGCTGATTGAGATATTGTGGTAGAAGGGCTGTTGTCAATATAATCCCAGAATACGCATTTCATCTCTGTTTCATAATCTACTTTACCCGCTGTAAAATATTGCATATGAAATCTACTAATAGCCTCTGGTGTTACTTTAAAAACGGGTCTTTTTGCCTCAGATAAAGCAACGAGAAGTTCGTCCTCTTTAACAGTGTCGTCTATCTTATTATCAGCTCCCATGCTTGGAATTCTTGAAAAATGAAGCATAAATCTGTTTGTTTTTTTCGGCTCGTATATGTTTTGAACGAACGGGCTAAACTGTTTAAATGTACTTTCATCTACAGCCATGTAAAACTCCTTGTTATAATTATAACAATTTCTCTTATAATTCTATATTATATTATCTTTATTTTTCTATTATTTTTTTCTTTTTTTAATTAGAGTCTAAGCTCTCTTTCCCACCAACAGTATTGACTTTTAGGAAAGTTGTATTTTGAAAAGCGGAGTCTAGATATGCTTCTTTTACTTTTGTACCACTTTTGTCTTTTGTTTCATTGTTTATTGCATTTTCAGAAATAAGTCTAGCCTTGCTATATTTGAGGGTAACATTAATTTTCATGTTTGCGGACCCGCCATATTTAACATCACCAAAATCTACGCTAGTTGGGAAGCACTGATAATATTTCCAGGTCTCCACTACGAATCCATTCGGGGCAAGAACGTAAAGATAAAAATCGGTCGTATAATATTTCTGATACCCTATAGACCCATAGTCTAAATCGTGCATCACCATGTACCACCTATATAAGACAGCAGCAGGGCTAGTGTTATTTACTCCAAGAGTAGTGGTCTCATTTGTTCCTATATAATCCCAAAAGGTACAACTAATTTCTTTTGAGCTACTATCTTTTCCAGCAAAAAATAATTTCTCATTAAAATGGTCAATTGAGTACGCTGAATTAGTGTAAGAGGGTCTTTTGAAAGTATCTACAGATAAAAGAAGGGAGTATATGGATCGCTCAACATTCTCAGGAGTTGCTAAACCATGTGTAGGAATATCTTGAGTATAAAGAATAAACCTATTATCTTTTTTTGGCTCTAAATTTTTAAACTCAGTGTTTAGTCCGTTAAATCTGTGATAAGCCGTCTTTAATGGGGCTTCACCAGAGTCTCTTGCCATATTATAGGATTCCTTTAAAATAATCTAATAATTATCTTTACACTAAGAGAGATTTTTGATAGAATTTGCGGGGATTTCTCCCCGCTTTTTTCTAATTAGGTAAATGAACCACCAGCACTTGTAATATTAAAGTAAAGGTCAATAACCTCGATACTTTTTACAGGCTTTAAGAATATTTTACCAACTAATCTATTTTGGTCAATTACGTCAGGCGTATTTGTTGTAGCATCACAAACTACTAGGAAGTCTGTTAAACCACCACGTACTTGAATGTCAGCCAAAAACTTATTAGCCTTTTCTGTAAAAGATTGCCAAATAGAAGGTGTGTTGAGTTCGAAAAGTAACGGTTGAGCAATGTCAACTATCCCTTTCTCAGCGTATAGAACCATTCTACGGACGTTTACTCGGTCAAGTGCACTGGAACTACGTAAGAGAGTCTTCTGACCCCATACAAGCGTTCCTTGTGCTTTAAACGTTACAATAGGATTAACATTATTACCTGGTTTCCCATACATTATATCTCTCTTATCAATCTCAGGAGACATCTCTGTATCTAAGAAAACACCAGCAATTCGTCCTCGTTGTGCTCCCGCAGGTGGGTACCATGGGTCAAAATCATTATCTGATTTCGCATAGATAGCAGGCATATAAACACTAGTAGGATAAGGAAGTACAGTACCAGTATCTGGATTCGACCCAGAAAACCATGGCCAGTATAGAGCCCCAAAAGAGCTATTAAACTTAACAGTATTTCCGAGGTTTCCTACTCCGTTACTCCAATCAACAATTTGATCAGAATCTAAGCCGGCAGGGCTATCAACCATAGCAAAACAATCACCACGGGTGTTCTCGCAGAAGTTAATAATTGTAGAAATACCAGTTGTAGAATACTCACCAGGAACTGCAACAAGGTTGAAGTACCAAAGTTCTTTATTCTTAACATCAGTATTAAATGCGGTCATTCTTTGAGTAGTTTGACTAGAATTTATACCGTT